CTTTAAAAGTATCCCAAAGTGTAATAATTAGATTTTCATCCATTATGCTTCTTCATCCTCAGTAGTAGTTTCTGTTGTAGTTAAAGATTCTGCCGCCTTGGCATCCCACTCGTTCATGATAACGTGTAGTTTATCTTCAGTCCAATTCTTACGGAACTCTGCAACAATCTCACCAGTTTCTTTACTGGTGTATGCTAATTTATTCCCGACTTTAGATAATACACCCATTTTCTCGAACATGTCAACCAAACCGGATGTAGGGCTCATACCAGTTGAATATGGAATCTCAACTTGAACACTTTCAAAAGGTTTTGCATAACGTGTCTTCATGATTTTACATGCTGAACGGATACCTAATACGTCAGATACTTTGTTACCATCTGCATCAGTTTTCAGTTTAAGTTTCTTCATAGCAACAACAATTGATGATGCGTAAACGAAACCTTGACCACCTGAAATCTTGTCATCTGGGTCAAACATATCTTGCGATGCGTAAGTGTGATTTGTACAAACCATACCTACATTATAACTACCAAACATATTAACACAGTTACGAACTAGTGATGTAAGTGCTTTAGGCTTACGGCCCATATCACCTTTCATTTCACCTGCTTCGAACTGATTAACGTCAGTAGGAGTAAGCAACATACCTAGCGAGTCAATTACAAACAAGACCTTTGTACGTTCTTCAGTTGGCATTGCTTTGTATTCTTTCATGAATTCTGAAATGGTTTTTGCCACGTCATCAATCATTGCCATGTTAAGTTTCAAAAGTTTATCTTCTGAAATATCAACACCCAAATCAATTAACCACTGCTTGTCCAAAGCGTTTTCTGAGTCAACTAAGACAACAAAAATACCTTGTTCTTGTGCCGCTTTAATAATGTTACCTGAACAGATATAACTCTTACCTGCTCCTGATTCGCCCGCAAATACCGTTACTTTGCCCAGTGGAACTCCTTTGAAGAAGTCACCTGAAATAAGGTAATTGAGTGCGTAATTGCCCGTTGAGATCCAATCTGTTGGATCATTAAAGCCTATACCTAAGCCGTCAATCGACTTAGTGATAGACTTACGGAACTTCGAAATATCGAAGGCTTTTCCCATAGTCTATCTCCTAAATTATGCTTTTTGACGGTTACGGATCATTGCAAGAATGTCTTGCGCTCTTGCACTTGCTTCACTGCCGCTTGATGATTCAGCCGCTGGTGCAGTTTTCTCTGCCACAGGAGTTGATTCAGCAACTTTAACTGCGGGTGCTGATGCCGCACTCTCAAAAGGGACGTCATCATCTTCCCCTGCTGGCGCTGGAGTAGCTACTGCCGCACGTGGTGCTGAGCCAGTTGCTTGACCGCTACCACCCATACCAGCTGGTTTGAAGTACTGACCCCAACGGTCCATATCAAATGCTTCGCCGTCTACTGACGCTTCGAACATTTCTTTGATAACCTTGAGTTCAACTTCACCTGGCTTCTTAGGAAGGAAGCTCTTAAGATCAAACAAACCATATTGATCAATAGCGGCTTGTTCATCTGCACTGATCGCACGTTCACGACGAGCCCAGTTTGATGTTGAGTAATCTGCGTAACCGCCTTTGCTTGTTTTAACGATCTTAAAATCTAGACCGCGAACATAGTCGGTTGGCAATTCTTCAATTTCTGAGTCCATCAATGCGTTCTTGATGATGTTGTGGATTTGACTACCGATGATGAATCGACGAATTGGATTCTCAGGGGTTTTGTCTTCTTTAAGTTCAGATGTTGTTACAAAACCTTGGAACAAGTATGAACGCTTTTTCCAATACTTACGACCCATTTCTTCCAAGCTCTTGTCTTTGAACCAAGGACGAACCTCAGTTAGAATTGGACAAGTTTCGCCGTACATTTCCATGCAAGGTACTTGTACTGTTACGGGTTTTGAGTTTGTTTCACCCTTAATTCCAGCGAATGGAAGTTTGATCATTGCACGTTCAACCCAGAAAAATGTGTTGTTTGCGGCACCGTCTGGAAGGAAGCGAACTGTTGTAGTTGTGCCTTCTGCGGCGTTCCAATGGGGGTAAATTGCGTTGTCACCACCTGTTGAGCCACCGGTGTTTTGTTGTGAACTTGCTTGAAGTTTTGCTCTGATTTCTGCCAAAGATGCCATAATATATTCTCCTTAATTGTTATGCCTTTGTTTGCCTAATTCTTTAATGCAACTACACTAAAGAAAAAACGCATACTGTAATTGTATGCGTTTTTATTTATCCTGTCAACTTTTACCAGCAGGAAAAACTGGTTATTTTAGCCAATTAGTCTTTGTACTTGTTATACTTGTCGCGGACTTTATCAAGGCTCTTGCCTTCTTTACCAGCCTTGGCTAATGCCTGCATACCCTTTTTACCGTACTTCATTACACCCTTAGCGGCCTTGCTCATAGTCTTCTTTTCAGCTTCTGATAGAGTAGGTAACCCGCTTAATCTGCGGATAGCTTCCATTTGCTTGTTGTCGCCGTGCTTTTGTATCAAATAGCTACATAGTCTTTCTGCAAGGTCACCTGCTTCGTCACCATACTTAACTGCGATATGAGTTTTTACACCTGTTTCGCCTCTTGGGAACGCACCTGCAATTGGGTCAAACATTGACTTAACTACTTCGGCAATTTCTTTGATTGGTGGTTTACCCTTTGGAGACATTTCACCATCTTCTTCACCTAGCTCTGCACCAAAGTCATCTGTGCCAATGCTACCACGTTTTGCCATACCTTTGTATTTGCTCACGTCTGGATCAACTTCATCATCGCTATCGTCACCGTGCATGTCCATTGGAGGAGCTGGACGGCGTAGCTTTGGATCTACTGATGGAGTAGCCTTCTCGCCAGTAATGCGTTGCCATGCACGATCAATTTCGTCATCACGCATACCAAAGCCATAAACACCTAGTTGTTGTTCAAACTCTTGTTTAAGTTCTGGAGTAGGTTGTACTTGTCCTGATTTAACAGCCTTGTTTAAATCAATGATATACTTCATAGATTGTTGACGTTCTTCTGGGCTTTGATCTCCACCTTCACGTACTAACTTGCTAGGACTAAATGGATCTAAATCATCTGCCCATGCTTCAAATGCTGAGAAACTTTCACGTGTGTCTTCTGGATGCTTTTCACCGTGAGCACGTTTATGGAAATCGTACTTGTGTTTATTAGCATCGTTCTTGACATCGTCTTTGCTTAATTTGTAACCAGCTTTCTTACGTAAGTATGCAGGAGTGTTTGGATTCTTTAGATGATCTGTATTTTCTTCGACTGAGTCGCCGTGTACTGGACACTCATCTTCGCCACCTTCTTGATCGCAAGTGCAAACGTCTTTACCTTCGCCAACGTAGTCTTCTAAATCAACTTCGCCCGACTCGTGCATGATGCTGTTCAATAGTGGGAAGTATTGTGCTAGGTCATCTTTAAATGAGCTAACTGTAAATTTGGATTTAAAATCTGCTAGAGTTGTTTCATCTAGTTCTTCAATTTGTGATAACGGAGTAGCATCAACTGACTCTCTCCATGCTTCATAATTCTTTTGCTTGCTGATAGCTTCCATTGTGTTACGTAGCTGAGTTAACTTGCCACTTGCACGATCTAAAATGCCAACAGCTTCTGTTGTTAAGTTCTGAGCATTACCAACATGACGTTTGAATGAACCTAATTTGATAATGTGTTCGCTCATTGTTGTGATAGCATTACCAGCCGCATCAAATGGGTTACCGCCATTAGCTACGTGACGTTGCATTGCCTTAGCACCTGCTAAATGAATGAATGGATATTTAAAACGCTCGCCTGCTTCATTTTCGATGAAGATTGCTTTGACGTTGCGGCTACGGCCACCAACTGCATTTTCGTCAACCGCCTTAGAATGGCGCAAAATTAATTTTGTGTTTTCTAGTTTGCGGTAACTGCTCATTGAGCTACCATAGTAGTTTGATTCTTGCATAGCGTTTTCCTGTGGTGATCCGTTTTGTGCTAAAAACTGAAAGTCGTTTTGGTCTAAGAAATCTTTGCTGATGTCTCGTGCATCAAAACGTAATAATCTACGTTTAGCAAATCCTCTCATTTCTTTTAAGAAGTCATACCATTGTCCTGCTGACACATGGTCAATGCCTTCTACAATTCCTTGGCTGTAAAATACTTTTAAACTGCCGATATTGTTAATACTGATACTAACACGCCCTAAGTTATTACCCTCTAGAATAAAATCGAAGTCAAACATTCTTGCTTCTTTAGGGTCTAGTGTAACGGCGCCAGTTTCATCACCCATTTGCAGGTTAGAAAAGCGACTACGTACTTTGTCGAATAAATCTTGGGCTATAATTTCTAGAGCGTTCATAAAGTATATTTATGCTATACCGCTGATGTATATGGGCATTGGCATAACCGCATCATCGTCTGCATGTTCGTTAAATTTCTCGTAGATTGCAGGATCCCAGTCTTGTAACATCATAATCATACGTACAGCTAGCAATAATGCCAGCACTAGGTCGTCATGTTGTCCTGTTTTTGCTTCAAAACTTGCACCACCTGCAATAAAACCTTTAAGTTCTGTAATTAAGGGCTTGCTGTATATCTTGAGTGTTTTGTGCTCAACTAGATGTTTTAGTTTGGCACAGGCACTGATCTTAGCTTTTTGGGTTGTGTTAAAGCCCTTACGGAAACGGCGAACATGTCCTTTCTTTAGTGGCTCACTTAAGAACATACCTGGAATACTTTCTTCACCTATTTCGCTAATTGCTATTAAGGCCGCTTCACCTAGCGTGTTGTTTTCAACTGAATAATATATGTTGGCCGTTGATCCTACTTTTTGACATTCTTCGTTAATAAACTTACAAATGTCTCGCAAGATACGAACTTGTGCTTGTACAGGGGTTAGATTGTGTTGCCATTCTCCCGCTTGTTCAAATGTTGGAATTTCTATAATTTGAATACCAGCGTGATCTCCACCTGTACCTAGACTAGGGTCATGGGCTACTATGTAGGTCATACGTGGGTCAATGTTCTTGTACCAACGTACCTGCCCTTGTCTGTATTTAGGATCTACACCTGACATTTCTGCAAGTGCTAAACTGCTGATCAGTGTTTCATCGTAGATCAAGAATTCACAACCATATTCACGTCGGAATCTTTCTTCTCCAATGCGTCCCATTTCTACCTTAGCCCATGCATCATCACGATCTGGATGATCGGACCAATGGCTAATGTAAGGGTGGAAACCATTTTCCCCTACTTCTTGTTCATCTCCGTACTCGTTGAACTTACGGTTAGCACCAAACCAAATTTCAGCAAACTGATCTTCGTCTGAGTTAGGTGTCGATGTAATAATTGCCTTACCACCAGTAGCTAGTGTAGGTGAAATTGAAGTCCAGAATTCAGTGGCAATGTTTGGCGGAACGAACGCAAACTCGTCACAGTATAGTAGTGATATAGACATACCACGACCTGTGTTTTCAGTTGTTGTTTGTGCAACAATACGCGAGCCGTTATCAAATTCAATTGACTGTTTATTATAACTTGTAACACCACAACGAATATGATCAGGACACAATTCATATGCGTAACGAATACGTTGCATAATTTCTTGAGCACCAGTGTATTTGTGCGCCGCAATTAACAATGTTTGATCTGGATTGAACATAGCGTACCACAACAAGTAGCCTACGGCCGTTGTGGTCTTACCCGACTGTCGTGGCAACATGTTTACGTTGAAGCGATAGTTGTGTAGACTATCTACAAGTGCTTCTTGATAACCGTATGCTTCGTACTGTATTTTACCACGAGTAGGATGTTGGATTGCAAAGAAATGTTTTAAGAAATATTTGTGTCCAGTTTCTAAATTAGAACATTCTTGCAGGTCAAGTAAGTCTTGCTCACTAAACTTTACAGTTTTATGAGCTGTCTTAATTAACGTTGTATCTTTGTTTAATGACATGCGTTTATTTAATGAAAAAAATAGGCTCCGAAGAGCCTATTTGGAAAGCTATATTTGATTAGCCTTTAAACTGTTGAAATTCTGCCATTAGTTGTTCTGCTAGTGAGCCTGTGTCGTCTGCCGATTTAACTGCCTCAGTTGCGTGTGCCTTTAGTGGATTATCACCACCACGTGCTGGAACTGTGTCAAAGTCACGTAGTCTGTTAATTACATCAGCAAATGCGTTTGGATCGTAAGCACGTGTTTGCTCTTTTGGACTATTGTCAAATAAACGTAGTTCTTCAGCAACGTCAAAATCTTCTGGATCTTTTTCACTTAGCTCATCTGCCATACCGCGAACTTGGTCAGCCATTGCACCAACGTCACCGTTTGTTGGAGACTTAGTATCAACTTCGTGACCAATTTGACCGCTGAAGTCTGCGCCCATATCCGCACCCATTTCTGCTTCTTCGTCTTCGATGCTATCAATGTGACCTAATGCCTTAGCAATGTCGCTTTGTGCTGACATGCCGTCTGCGCCGTGATGACTACCTGCTGGAGGTTCGCCTGTTAATGAATCTGGAGTACCTAAATGATGACCTGCATCTTTAACGCCTGCTAGGTTCATGATTTGTGTAAGCATACTTGCTACTTCATCGCCTGTCGCGGCTGAAGCGTTTAGGCTAAAGTTTGCAGTTGGTTTTGCAGATGCCATGCCCATTGGACCGGCACCCATCATACCCATTGGACCACATTCTGCTAAACTTTCGTTCAAGCCAGATAATTTTTGTAGTTCGGCAACACTTAAAGTTTCTGCGATAACTGTTTCGCCTGTGTAGTTGTTCATGCCAGTAACAGCGTTACCTGCATTGAACTCTTGTTCTTTTGAGTCAGCCTTTACAACGTTAGGATTTGTAGAATCCAACTCTGCTAGGCGTTTCATTACGTCGATCATTTGCATAATTATTTCCTTGGATCATAGTCAGATTGTTGTATCGGACTGGTTGTGTTTTCTTTGGAGTCAACATTATATGTTGCGGCTGACTCTGTGGGAATTTGTTGGCCTTGTTCTTTACGTTGGGCCTTAATTGTGTCATTCAATGCTTTTACAAAGCTCAAATTGTATTCGGTGCCGTAGTACTTCTTGCTGTCTACGCTAGGTACTTCTGTAAAATTAGGATCTTGTAGTAGTGTGCCTTCATGTGCCGCTTTAGGAGCTTGGTATTCTTCTGTAGGTTCAAAAGGATTGCGAACTACTATTTGGTCTCTGCCTATTCTTAAATTGCTAGATAGGTACTCGTGAAGTTCCCATTGTGTTGTTGGGTAATCTAAACTTACTTCGTAGATATTAACTTCTGCGTGTTTGATTAGTGGAAAGTCTAATGGAACTGATTGAATAGGAGTTTTGCCCGCTTTCTTGAAACTAGCTATTTGAAACTTCTGTAAAAGTGTTTCTAGCATTTTTTCGCTGTCAGCAGATACGTCTCCTGCAATCTTGACTTTGAAGTCAAATGTGCGTTTGCTTTCTGTTAAGTATTCTTTAAATGATCTCATGTTATATCAGTTCCCTGGTATATTATTTATTCATATTTTTAAGTTTTTCCAGGAGACTATTACGGTCAGAAATCACGTAACCTTCCCCCTCAACCATGCCATCTTCGGCAGGGCCGTTCTTCTTATCAATAGCCAGCTTTTTCAGCTGTAATTCTACCATTTTTAATTTTTTGTCAATTTTAGCTGATTTAGCGTTAATTGCGGCCTGTAGCATTGTACCTGCTACTTCAAACATACGTGCTCCGTAACGTGCTTCTACGTTCATACCTAGATCCATTAGATCATCGTATGCAGATTCTGCCTTTGCCGCTAGGCCATCTAACTCTGTATCGCTCATATCGCCCAGGCCTTTTACCTGAGGGAGGGCGGCACTGATCTTATCAAACTGCTCTAAGTTCTGCTGTAGGTCAACGTGCTGAACTTCTGCTATTTCTACAGATTCGGGTTTGGTTACAGGTTCTACTTTTTTAGTAGGTTCTATATCCAACAGTTCTTCTAGCTTTTTAGTCATAACTTTACTTATCGCTTTTTCTTACCAGTATGGAAAATATCGGCCTCTGTGAGGATCCTAAAGTGTATTCCCCTACCTCTAGCCCACTGTCTGGCCATTTCCCACTTTACTTGATTTCGTACATACTGCCCTTGGTTGTAGGGATTTTTACCAACGCTTTCTAGCATAGTTTGATTAATAGGTTTTACTTCCCATAACTCTGTATGCTTTTTATTTTTACGATCTGTAAAGACTACAAGAAAGTCAGGTACGTAAACTGTGTTTTTACCAGTTAACGGATCACGATAAGGAATCTTAACTGCTTCGCTAGCCCACTGTTCTATAGATGCATTTTCGTCACACATCTTCATAACTGCGGCTTCCCAACTACTGCGATAATAAGGTGTACCACCACCAATATATTTTTCTGGGTTCTTTAATAGATAAGGACCCTTTGCTGTGTTTCTCATTAGGCTAAAATATTTCTTTGTACAGTTGCTACAGGAATAAACGTTTGTGCCATTCCAAGACTGCTTGATTTGTATCTGTTATAGTTTAGTAGTTCTGTAACTAGTGCAGATATTTGAACATTATCTAATCCACCAAGTGTGTCAATAATTTGAAAAGGTTTATAGCCGTCTAGTTTTGCCTGCTTCATAATAATGTAGGCAATAGATTCTGCACTATTCTTATCAAAGCCACGACTTGTAAAAAATCCAACAGCCGCATCTATAGTTGCCGCATCTAAGGCAACAACAGGACTGCCGTACTGATTAAACATCTGTACAGTAGCTAGTGCGCTGTCTGTAACTTTTTCTTGTGGAATATTATTATAAGTTGTTGTCATATTATTCGTACCATGAATCTGCTGTATTAGCCGATGCTGTTTGTATAACTGGTTGTTGAGTTATATTTGTATCTTGATTTTTTGCTGTGTTAAGAGCGGCACTTGGATCCTGAGGACCTGTAGTGTTATCATCTTTTGCCAACGTTTGATTTGGAGCTGATATTTGATTTGCTGTTTTTAATGCAGTATCAATTGTTGTTTGATTTGATTGTAATACTGTTAAGTTAGCCTGTAACTTATTAGGATCCTGATAGCCCAATGATGCATATTTAGAATTCACTGCGTCCACTGCATCTTGTCCGCCACTTGCGGCCGCCGCACCAAATTCTGCTAGATAGCTTGGTTGTAATGTTTTAGCATCTGCAATTTTAGAGTTTAACAATGAAATTTGATCAGTGTTGCTAGCAGATAGCGACTCTAAATCTGCAACGTCTGTTGGTAAGAGTGCAGAATTTAATGGAGTAATTGTGGCCACTGCCGCGGCCGCTAGTGCAGGCTGTGTAGTAGTTCCCGCTGGATTATCCTGATTAGACGCTTGTCCGGTTATTGATTTTTGACTAGCACTTGTCTGTCCGTTAGTACTAGAATTGCCGCCCTTAAAGATGCTAAGTGCTCCGCCGACTATTCCGCCGCCGATGCCACCGTACGAGCCTTCTGGTATATTTCCTTTGTTACCAATAGTGCCTAATACTCCGCCAAGCATACTATATCCTTCTGCTTTAATACCAGCCGCATTAAGTTTACCTGCATTACCTACTAGGTTAGCTACACCTAGAGCTGTACCTAAGATACTTGTAGGACCTGTGTCGCTACCGCCAAATAATTCTTGAGCTCCTGAAATAACTCCACCTGGACCAAATAGTGTTCCAGTGCCGCCGCCTTGAATACTTAATGGACTTGGAGTTGTGTCATAGTGAAATGTAGCAAATCCAGGAGGTTGATCTCGTTTAACTTTGCCCTTGCCATAAAATACTGTTTCGTATTGAAAGCTCATTTTATTTTCTGAAAAACTGTTTTGCGATTGATCTAAGTGTGCGTGATCCCATTGTGTTACTAATGGATTGATCATTATATAAGAATTGAATACAGATCTATTCAACTGATATAATATAATTGCACGGAAAAAAGGCTCACCTTGATTATTGTTTAAACCGTATGCATTAGGAGGTACAGGTGTTGTTGCTGAGTATTTTGTGTTTCCGTATGCAGGATTAGTTGCAAGGTTAGCAGAGTCAGTAGTAGGACTTGATGCACTACCGTAAGTTGTATCTGCGTAATAATATCTAAAATAACTTTGCCACAACTCGTTTGTGGTGTTACTCATATCATCGTGAAAATTAATTGTCACTGGCTGATAATTTATTTTTGTTTGAATATTAGTACGACGGTTGTACTGATTTAGTTGTTCTGTTTGTATTTGAAACTTAGGTAAGTCTGCGGCTTTTACTAACATACCTGCTTCAAGATTTTGATTCTTGCCGTTGGAAATAATTCCTTTTACATTAGCGCCACCAAGGACTTGTCCTATAGTACCTAATAAACTGCTAGATGTTTTATCAGCGCCTGCAGAAATTGCTGTTTGCGCTTTGGGATTTATAACAAAGTACGCATAGTACATCCAGCCTGCTTTTGGAGTAAGAGCATATAAGTTATCAGTATATAACCTAGCGGCATGCTGGAAGTCGCCCATTGTCCCTTTAGGATGGGTAGCACCTGAAAAGACACCAGATAAAAAGTCGGTAATGTTTGGCATGAAGTATTTAGCCGTAAAAAAAGGCCTAGAAAAAACCAGGCCTTTTTGTGTTTGCTTAGGATTAACCCGAAGCCAATGTACCTAATGTACGTCCAACGTTTGTACCAATACCAACTGGATTGCCAGCAGTATCTGTTTGGATTGCGTTGTCAAACTTGATAGACAAGCTAATATCTAACGCCTCTGAACTTGAGTAGTCTACTTGTTGGTATGTAATATCAGTTACGTAACAACCAATTAATTGGAATGTTTCTAAAACTGTTGGATCAAATGCTCCATTACCACCGTCTAGGATTTCAATTACAGTTGTGAACTTGTAGTCGATACCTGAACTTGCAGATGCTTGTTCATAGAAGTCGAATTGCTTCTGGATCTGTTCGCCACATAGCTTGCTTACTGCACTAGATTGATCATCACGAATTACTAGTGTGATCGGATCCCATGTGTACTTGCCAGCATAGTTAACCTTTGAGTTGTAAACATGAAGTTCCATGTTTTCAAAAGTAACCTTTGGACGAGTTACGTTCATTACCTGCTTTGTAACTTCAGTAGTTGGCTTTGTTACACCAAAATTCTGTAGTTGCACTCTGAAGCGATACTTCAGTTTTGGCATCAACAAGCCTTGACTGCTTGCACTTTGGCCTGCTGGTAATGGAACTGATAATTTGCTTAAACTTGCGATTGCCATCTTAAATGCTCCTTATTCCTTATTATTTAACCTATTAACCTTTTGACATATCGCCTAAATTACCAGCGGCAATTGCACCTGTGTTCAATAAGCGAACTGGAACATAAATGAATTCCACTGCCTTAACTGGCTCAATTGCTATGTCGATCCATAACTCTGATCTGTCAATTCTAGCAGGTGTATTGTTGCTAGTATCGCAAACTACCAAGTAGTCATAGATTGCACGTTGTCCGACAAGTTCTAACAAGAAACTGTCTACTGCGTTTTTAACTTCGCTACGTGTAATTTGATCGTTTGGTTCAAATAAGTATGGACTTACTAAAATGCCCAACTGTCTACGTAGATATGCAACTAGACGAGCAACGTTGATACGATCTAACGCACTTGCCGCAGGAGCACGAGTATAGTTACCAAAGTTAACAATGCCAGAACCTGTTAGAGTTGGAATTGGGTTAACCTTAGTTTTTGCTAACACATCACGTAATGCTTGTGGTAACGCTGTTGTGTGGAACTCGCCGGTTGTGCCGTCGATGTAACCTACTGATGTAGCGTTATCTACATTACCACGACGTACACCAGCTGGAGCAAACCATTCGTATGATTTAGCATCACTGTTGATGAATGTACGTAACATCATGTGGCTTGGTGGAACAACAATATAGTTTCCTGTGTTGTCGTTTGTGAAACCACTTGGATAGAAGAATGCCATGTAGTCGTCATAACTTGTAGCACCTGTATCGCCGTTGTCAAATGCGCCGTTAGTGTTTAAGCCCCATGCTTGTAATGCTGTACCGTTTGCAGGTAAGCGGAATGGAGTATCACCAATAACGAATGCTGTTTGTCCACGGTCTGTGTTTAGAGCAACTAGATTCTGTACTGCTTCTGGATAACCAGGGCAAGCAATCAAGTTGAATACTAAACTGTCTGTATCGCGGATAGTTTGGTTTGTATCAATCAACGCTTTTAGTGCTGATACTACAAAGCCACGTTGTGCGTGACGACCAAATGAACCTGCACCGTCTGGACGATTTGGACTTACAGTTACCCAACGTGATGTTGCGTATGCTGTTGTTGAGTTTGAACCATCCATTGGCTCTGTGTAACGTGGGTTTACACCGTTGTTAGCATAGATATTGATATAGTTTGCTTCGTAACGTTTTACGTTGAAACCTGAACGACGTAAGTTCCATAGACGTGTACCACGTGGATAACCGCCTGGATCTGGTGCGTCTGGGTCTAAGAAGTCTGAACGTAGTAGTGATGCAATTGATGATTGCGCTGTTGAGTAACCGTTTGTTGCCCAACGTGCATCAGCAAACACCCAACCTGTTGGACTTGTTTGATCTGCTGGATCTTGTTTAACCCACTTCAATGTATTGCCGTTGTAAACATAGATGTTTAAGCCGTACATTTCAATGTCTGAACGATCAATCCAGATGTCGCCATCTGCAAGAGCTGTACGTCCATCGCTTTGTGTTGTTGGACGAGTAGAACTGATGATCGGGCCATTTGGATCTGTACTTGGGAATGCATTTCTATAACCTTTCCAATGTGTACCATCATTGTACATAATATCAACTTGGTCAGTGATACTGCTGTACCATAATGTACCATCTTCAGGGGAAGTTACTGGCTCGCTTGGGCTTGCTGTTGTGATTAACGGAGCCCAGTTACTTGCTCTGTAGTCAAAAGCATCTGGTTCGTATTCGCCTAGTGCGTAGAAGTTTGTTGTATAAGCAGTTGTTGGAGCACTTTGATTCCATGCTGTAAAGCCAACTGTACCTAGTACGTTGTTAGGGTCATTAAATTTAATGTCGCCACCAGTTGCGTGAGTGATTGTAATTGTGTCATCACTGTTGTGCTGTGCTGTAACGTTTGTTAAACCTGCAGAATTAATTGCTGTTACTAACGCACCAATCCATGTATCGCCTGCACTAGGAGTTTGAACTGTTACTGTAACTGCGTTACCATAATTCAACTGGCCAACTAAACTTTCTTTTAGTTGTAGTGTTGTGCCATTAACTAGTGTAGGAGAGCTACTTAGTGCTTTACTTGTAATAGTTGTTGGGCTAACTGCGGCACGTCTTTGAATTTCAAAGTTCAATGTGATTGGACGTTGTGTTGATGTTGATGCAAAACCATCACCGTGGTCGTAGCTTGCTTCAATAAACAATGTGCCAACTGGAATGTTTGCACCACCGCCTGTTTTGTCAATGTTATACAATGCAGATGCAGAGTTGTTATACAATGGAGCCGCAATTTGTGTAAATGCTTGTGTTGATGCAGAGTATTGTTTAACAATCCAATGAGCACCACTGTTAGGACTTGTAGTCTTTAGGTATACAGATCCGCTAGGTGCAGTACCGTAGTTAGGATATTGTGTATGAGGAGCAACAGTCATTTGAGGACCGCTATATGTAC